TTTGTTCGCGTTCACTCAAAGTCTTCTTTGGTGACTCTGTTTCAACAGCAAAAACGTTCTTTTTTCCCATTTTCTCTCCATAAATTTAAAAAAGAGGGGGCCAAAAACCCCCTCTAAACAATTAGGTAACTGAATTGTCACCCTTAATGTTTGCAACCATCACATCATCGTTACCACCAACAACGCCAGTACCGATCAAAATGCCTCGGATAGCGACGTTTTCAGTAGCAACAGGATCTCCATTAACGTCAGAAACACGGCTTACATAACCGCCGGATACCCAAACGCTATAGGTTGGAGCAGATGTGTTTTCTACTAAAGTGATCTGAGTTGCTGTGACAGAGGCAACAGTGAATGTACCATTCAAAGATGTGCCCGTTCCATCATCAGCAATTGCAGATGTTTCAACAGTGTCTCCAGCAGCAAAGCCAAAAGCGGCAATATTGCTAGCAGTAATTACACCAGGGTTTGCATTACTAAACCCAGAGATTGCAGCACCAAACATAGCCCCCTGTGAAACAGGAGTGAAACCGTTTGATGTAGTGATTGTTCCAGCATCAACATCCAAGTAGTAACCATCTGGCATTGAAGAGTTCCAATAGAAAGAACCACCATCAGTTACGTTGATAGTAGTAATTTCAGAAACTTCAAAACCGACGTTCTCTGTTCTTGTAGTTACTGATGCTGCATTTGTCCATCCAGTAGTCTTAGCTTGTGTCATGAATTCCTCCTTATGAGTGTGTTGCCATCAGGTTTAACATGAAGGCATCATTGAGGATTCTTGCTACAAATGGATGCTGCCAGCCCACTGTACCTCTTTGGTGCAATGGATCAGCAGAGCCAGCAGAACCAAGTGGCTCAATGTAGAAGTCTCCACTCTCAGAACCGAGGTGAACTACAGCGTAGGCCTCTTTTCCGATGATGAAGTTGTTATAAACAGGTGTTGCAGCAGAAGATACGCTACCCACTGAAGTGTATAGCCATCTTACGTTACCAGTAGCACCCCATTCAGCCTCTAGAACAGTCTGTTGGCTTGGATATGAGCTTGTTGGCTGGAAGTTAGAAACTTGTTCTAAGTCATCCAATAAGTCAGTATCTAAGTAACCCCAGAATGCAGGTCTGATCGGAGCAGTACCAAATGCATCAACTCCAGTTACAACCTGAGAAATCATCTCAGCATCGTTGCCAAGCAGTGTTTTAACTGCAACATCGATGTCTAATTTTGTGAGTTCTGTAGGTGTGTTACCATTTGATCCATTAGAACACTGAAGCACTGAACTTGTTGACGCAAGAACGTCTCTTGTAACTTCGTCCATTGTTTGGCCGAGGTTTTGAGCAAGCAATCTTGCGGACTCGTTTAATACTCTATCTTCAACAGTAAGCTCGACCTGATTAGTAATCATGACGAAGTTACCATAGAAATCGACTCTAGCCTTGATATCTGTAGCTGAGAGTGGTGCGCCAGGAGGTGTTACCCCGTCCACAAGTGGAACTGGTACAGTAGCAAGCCTCGCATAGCGTCTAAATACAATTGTATCCCCCATCTTGCGTGGCAGCTGTCTCTTTTGCGCAAACTTTGTGTGAATGAGCGTAGGATAAGCTGTCATCAAGAGCAGACGGTCATAATAGTCACGTACTGCTGGAGGAAGAACTGACGTTGTAGTTATGGTCATTGTTTTCCCCTAATTTGTTAGCTGTATCCCAGATTTCTATTAACAGCCTTCATGAAATCAGCATCGCTCATCGTCTTGTAACTACTACCAGGAACACCAGAGGAACCATGACCAACTGAGGAAAGATTTCCAGCCCTAGATAGGTTCTGGACAGCTTTTTGGGCCTCAGGGGACCGTTGTTTTTCTCTTTGATCTTGGAGGTAGGAATCAGAACGCTTAGCAAGATGATAAGCCATCTTGTAAGGATTCGGCGCACTCATGATGGCGTCTTTTAAATCTGGGTCGTTTTTCAAAACATCTGGCAAGTACTTTCTGACCACATCATTGTAATCTGGGTTAGCTTGAGACATCTTCAGCTCTTCCACAGCAAGTTTTTGCTCGCGTGAGAAGTTCTGAATAAATTTCTTAGCCTCTCCGACAGTGAGAACATCATTGTCAGATAAACTACCAAGAGCATCCGCCTCTTGTTGCTTAGGCTGTTGAGCCTGCAAAAGGGACACATGGTCTTGAAGCAACTTAAGATTTTCTTGAAGTTGTTGACGTTCGCGACGCTCGGCTTGCAATGCAGTAACAGGAACCATTTGTGGTTCTTGAGATGCTTGTTGACCAGTCTGCTGTACGTTTTGGTCAGGCTGAACGGCGGCTTCAGCAATAGCGCCCGTCTGCAAAGTGGAATTATCCATTTATGGCTCTCCTTAAAGACTACGCCCTTAACGATGGCGGCTCGATTTAGTTGTAGACATAGGAATCAGGTATGGCAGTCTCGAAAACTTGACAACCATCCTGTTCTAATCCAAGCAAGTGGTAACCAAACGGTCTATCTGGCAGATTGACCTCCCATTTGATCTTTCCACTCGCGTTATTAACCTCACCCACAATCAAGCCAACTTGACTCTGTGGCCTCGTAAGGTAAGGCTTAATTACTTTTATCAACGCCGGTTTACCATCAACATTGGCTTTTAAGGGCTTTGCGAAAATGACAATCCAATAAGGCTCTTTTCTGTCTTTATTCGACGACAAGATTGCCTCGATTCTCTTTTCATCGTCCTCTACAATCGCCTTTGATGTTTCACCTACTTCTTGATACATGTTGCATCCTAGTATTCGTAATCGAATGCTTGCATCGGAGTATCTTTCTTCTGCATATCCGAATATTGAACCTTGCTGATGTCGTAGTTAGGGCATGGATTTACAGACATCACTTTGGACGCATGACCCATGACACCATTACCCATCGAACCACTACCAGAAACGTTTAAATAACGTTCGTTGTGAGCAGAAGATGGATACTTCGCATCTAGCTTGTTTTCCTTCGGAACTTTGTTTGGGGTATATTTCCCTGGCATTGTTCACCTCTTATTGTTGTGTTAATTCACCGGCTTGCGCCGACATGAGGACATCTTTCGCCTTAATTTCTTCTTCTTTAAGACGATTGCTTTCCTCAAGCTTTAAAAACATGTCCATAAGCTTTATGATTCTGTTGTCGTCCATCTCATCCAATTGCTTTAAAGCCTGGGCACGTTTAAGACTCGCGTCAGCGCGGTTTTCAATAGCCATGCTAGCCCGCTCGTCTTCTAATCCTAAGTTAGCAACAGCTCTTGTAAATCTCTCTTTTGCACCAGCAATGTTCGATATCGATTGAGATTTAAATAGCTCAGATTGCGAACGTAATTTCTCCATTTCAACTTCAGCAACCTTAGCCTGTGCTTCCTGCTGCTGCTTATTCCATTCATCCATCGCTTTAAGGTACTCAGTTTTGCCCTGTAGAGGAGCAGCACGTACCATAAGACCAGGAGGAATAGGCTCTCCAAGCTCTTTTAAAGCAATAAGCTGTCTGAAGAACATGTGTTGTTGAGTATCTGTAAGAACACCCTCTTGAACCGCAATATCAAACTTAATCGTCTGCTTATCTTTCAGCTTATCAACAGGAGGCTCACCCAAAATCCTTTGAAGCTTATCTGGGGACCACTCTTGAACCATCTTCAACGTCTTTTTAGTCACACACTCTTGCGCGAAACGAAGATTGTCGAAGACATCCTGAAGACCAACAAGGGCAGCACCTTGACGCAACATCACCTTCAAACCAGAATCCTGCTCAGAATCTGCCTGACCTAGTAGTTCTTCAGTGATGTTAGAGACAGTACTCATGTCTTTGTCATGAAGCTCATTTAGCTGGAAGAAAGACGGAGGAACTTGAGACGGTTGAAGCCTTTCTAAAGCACCCGGCTCAACACCCTTTTTCTTCCAAATTACTTGACCCTGAGAAGTCTTGTATAAAGAGCGTGGGTTAACACAAGAGTCCTCTTCGGCTATCCAGCCGGAATTGATCTGGCTCTCAACGATATCAATCATTTGAGACCGTCTTCTATTTGCCTCTCGTTGTGGGTCAACCATCACGCGCACTAATGACTGCACTTTGAGAACATAGTCGCTAGATTCAGGCTCAAAAATGCAGAAGAAGGGGACAAAAGGATATTCGTTTAGCCCATAAGGATTCTTTTCAGACTTGATATATTCATTGTTTAGAATGACATGCTGCTCGACATAAGGCTCCATCCTGTCCACTAATTCCATGTTAGGATCAGCATATAGGAAGTAGTCTGACTCCTCTCCCATATAGGGGAAAGAATCACCAGTCATAACATTGTAGATATACTTATTCTTTTCCCAGCCCTGTTCCCAGTATTCATTATAGGCCATCATTCTCTGGCCATTAGGCTGCTGTTGGTAAGGAAGCCAGGTAAATTTATCGTCTCTTTCCCAGCCAATTTGATGAAGCGTTTCAAGCTCTTTATCATGGCCAGGAATCAAGGATTTAGCCTGCTCCAAGGAAATATAATTTCTACGCAGAATATAAGAAGCGTCAGAGAAATCTTTCTTCGAAAAGTAAGGATCGCAAATGAAACCATTGTAAGGGATACGGCTATAGCGAATGTCCCCATTCAATGGGTCTTCACGGTAATCTTTCCAAATTGAAAGCAGATTCCATCCAGAAATCAAACCACCCCTAAAACAGTCAGAAATGGTCTCATAAGCGTCGCTAAATTGAAAGACGTATAGAAGTAGCTTTGT